ATTAGACGGATATTCAGCAAGCACTACCTGTAACAGTGCTAAACGCAATTGGTCAATGATAGTATAGGATGCCAGTTTTGCCGGATCTGCGAACGCTTGCGCTGTCTGCATAATGCCTTGAAGACCGCCGCCAGTGCCATCACCATTCAATAACTGTAAATCTTCTTTCAATTTAAGACCGTAAGTTAAACGACCATTGATGTAACTTTGCAACATTGACGCATCATCTAAAATTTGGCGAGATGCTTTCACAAAGTGCGCTAAAGTTTTAACGCCAGTAGTCACTTCTTCAAATTGAAGATCGGATTGTGCCTTTTTAGCGCCCTCAGCTGCTTGCGGACCAGCATTATTCGTAAAACCTTTTTCACGAACATAAGTAATCGCATTGCTATCTGTGGTGCCAGGCATTAACAAATCACGAATGGTTAATTGACGATTTGGCGCTGCCACAATCCCAGGTACGCGATGCTCAACGACCAAAGCGCCCGCAGAACCAGCAGCATCAGTTGTTAAACTGGTAATGGTAGCCTTCAAACTTAATTTAGCAGATTTACCGGAACGCGGATCTTGCGCAAATAATTTAAAGCCTTCGGTTTCCATTAATTGCTGAGCAATAGATTTTTCGGCTTCTTGACCCACACCACGACGCGCCATTTTTTGTTCAATGTCGTCTAAACGGCTTTTTGCATCGGTGATAGTGGTCAAAGCTTCGTCCACGCGCCATTTTAGATCTTCAAGACCTTTTTCACCGTTCGCCATTTTGCCTTTAAGTTCTTCACCTAAATCTTTCACAGAATCGGTGGCTTTTTTCAACTCAGCGGCGAGCTGTTCAACATTTTTTTCTTGTTCGGACATATTAATTTCCCTCATTGATTGATTTTAAAATAGTTAGTGCATTGCTGATTTCGTTGTTTTCAGGCTCGCCCTGAATAAGTTTTCGCAAACCATGACCAGCAACAACCGTGGCTTGTGCTTTTGAGAACCCTAAATCTCTCAGGGCTTTTTCAAATTCCGGTAAAGTAGGCAAACTACCTTTCGCCAAAGCGGATTTCACCACCTCAACACGGCTTTCTTCATTAGCCGGGAATGTAACAATTGAAATTTCTTTCAAGTCAATTTCGAGCAATTCTAAGACGTCATCCACTTCGTTATACGCCCACTTATTCAGCCGATACCCAATAGATAAACCATCAATAGCGCCGGCAAGTAAAAGCGCATGAATCTCTTTTGCTCTTGCAACGTCATTCACAAGCAAACGCCCTTCACCATATAAACCATGCTCATCTTCTTTAAGCAACGTCCAAACACCAATAGGCTGATTGCGATCATGATTCCACAATACAGGCGGCATTTTATTTTGAGCATTCCAACCTTGAATGGACTGTGCGAATGCCCCCTTTCGGACGACTTCATCGTAGCTATCTGGAACATCAAAAACATTACAATAGCCAGAAAAAAAGCCGTCTTCTTTGACGGCTTCGGTTTTAAATAATAGGTCTTTAACCTTAATTGACATTTTCTGTTTCCTTTCCTATTTTATCGATTGATGTTAGGTTTAACTGGACAGTAAGCTGATCTGCACCATCAACTGGCGGTAAATTTTCCAGCGCTCTCACCTCATTACGGGTCATTACGCCATTTTGTAACAAAACAGTATAGAAACTAGCACGCCCAGCGCTATCAGCTCTAAGTAGCCCCTCAACGCTAAAAATAGGATAAAATTTTGAACGCTCGCCAGGCTTCAATAGCTTACGCGTGATAGTCTGTTCAATCCGTTTTAAGGTTGGGTTAAGCGAATAAGTTAAGAAATTTTGGTTAATTTGTTCCGCACTTGACGCCCAGGACGATGATTTATCTGTGCTGTAAATCAACTGCGGAGGTACCCCAAACGCACGACAAATCTCTTCAATGCCAAAATAACGGCTTTCGAGTAATTGTGCATCATGAGGATTAATCCAAGCACCGGACATATTTGCAGGCTCCATTCCGGCCTCAAGAATCATCCATTTACCAGCATTTTCCGGCTTACCAAATTCACCCAACGCAGTGCGCATTATTTTTCGCTGTTCTTCCGTCAAAACACGCTCACCAGTTTTCAAAAAACCGCCTGCTTTAAGATTATTCTTAAAGGCCTTAGATGCAGCGTTATTAGCATCAATCTGCAACCCCATAACTTGAGCTTGATAAGCAATCGGAGATAATCCGACCAAACCATCAAGCGTAAATCCACGAAAATGCAATATTTCTGATTCGTCGTACTCTCCACCATCAACATTATTTTTAGTATAAGTGTAATATATGGACCCATCATCACGGCGGGTTACACGCATATACTGCGGATCAAAAATATCAAGCGCCACTACGCGTTCACCAACTCGGACAATTCGACAGTAGGCGTTTCCCCATAAATCAAGATTTGCAATGACCGCTTCCCAGAACTCGCTTGAACACATATCAGCATTTGGGGAGTCATGAATAATTTTATAAAGTGGGTGATCTACTGCTATTTTTCGCTCTGCATTTTTTAAATGAAACGGTAATGATGCTATTGTTTGACTACGAAGTCTGACACATGCCCAGACCGCACTTAATTTTAATGATGTTTCTGCATCTACCGCTTTTCCTGAACCGCTCGATTGGCTGACAAAAGGTTCTGATGTAGAACCTTTATCAAGGCGCTTCCCGCCACCGAACCAACGGTTATAAAATCTAGTCCACCAACCTTGATCGTTTAATGTATTCATGCGATTACAATATCCTGTAAATATGAATCAATATTTTGCGGTGTTTCTGCTGTTTCAGCTATCCCGCGCGCCATAGACAAAGCTACCATTCCATCAATGCGTCCTGTTGCTTTGTGTTTTTCAAATTTTCTGTTTCCAGCCGGGTCTTTTACGATCACCGCATTCGCCGCACACATTGTTAAAACTGGGTGCATCCCGTGACGTAATTGCGAATTAAGCAAATCACTTTCTAGCGCATCAATTGCGGGCGACATATCCTTAAAACCTTGACCAAATGGAACCAAAGGCAAATCAATTCCTTGTAATTCCATTTCTCTTTTGAAAATATCAATGCGCCAACGGTCAAAAGCGATCGCCGCAATATCAAAATCACTTAGGATTTCAGCAATATCACGTACCACATAGGCATAATCTACTGTTGCACCAGGTGTTGTTCGGATAAATCCCTGTCTTGCCCAAACATCGTACGGCACTCTATCTCGCTTTGCTCGGTCTTCAATACCAACTTCAGGCGTCCAAAAGAATGAATATACGTTAGTTTTACCGTTATGCTCCTTAGCAGTCAGCACTAAAGAGGTTAAATCGGTACGCGCGGATAAGTCCAAACCGCCGTAAGCAGTTAAACCGCTGGGGCTACTCTGCTCCTCGCCGTTCTCTTTCCATATATCAATTGAAACAAAGGATGAAACTGTGCTTACGCGTTGATTAAGATTAAGATTGCGGAATGTGTTTTCAAAACTTGGCATGCGATTAGCCTTATCGGCAAGTTTGCGAATATCTTCTTCACTACGAAACACACCTAAAGCTGGATTGGCCTGTTTCCACGCTTTCGGATCAGTGATTTTCAAATCTTTGTCTGCGCTATAGACATGGCACACCGTATGAGGATCATTACTGTTTTTAGCGTCATCAATCCATATCGAGAGCAAATCACCATCGTTCGCTGCCTGAGTGCTGATAGTTAGCAATAACGGATTCTTATGTGCGCCTTGAGCGGTAGTGATAGCATCAACGAATGCTGATTGCGGCCCCTGTACTTGCCCTACTTCATCAAGTATTGCTAACACAGGAGATAGCCCCTGTGCTGTCTTACCGTCAGCTGCTAGTGCTTTATATTCGACGTTCATAGGCAAGCCTATCAGCCGCTTGCCACTTGGTTTAATCGAAACAATATTGCTTAATTTAGGGTTAAGCTGAATCATCTTTACCGCAAGATTAAACACTAACGCCGCTTGTTCACGGCTTAAGGCCCCGCTTACAATCTGACTATTTAAAATCGCCACTGGGCCGACCAAGTGGGCTAACAATAAGCAAGCGATTAATGCTGTTTTCCCATTTTTACGACCAATAGATAAAATCCCGTGGCTTGTGCCATGCGGATTGTCGTACACATCGAAAATATAGTCTTTTTGGAAATCTTCTAACTTGATTGGCTGACCTACTAACGCACCTTCGGGCACAAAGCAATAACGCTCAATAAATGCAATTACTTTTTCAGCCGTTGTCATCAGTTAATCACCCTTGCTATTAAACCGTCATCGTCATTGATTGCGTTTCTTGCTTCTTGATAAAGCTGATTCGTCTTAACCTGATCTCGACTTTCGCCATTTGTGGCCCTGCTGTGGATTTGTAAACTTCGGCACATTTGAATTTCTCGCTTATACAAATCTTCAATAACATAATGCAATGGATGCATTTTCATTGTACCGGTATCCGTTTTCACCCACCGACGAGCCGAAGTAGCTAATTCTTTTTCGTAATCATCAATTTCAACATAAAGTTTAGCGAGTTTTACCGCTCGCTCTTGATCAATTGGCGTCCAACTTTCCAAAGCTCTACTCGGAATAATGCTTTCCCAATACCGCATTTCTGCTTTTGTTAATTTTTGTGGCGGCTCTAACTTTGTTTGAGCAGCTTTATTGGCTAAAACTTTTGCTTCGGTGCTGTCGCTTCTTATTTTGCGTGCGCCCATAAAAACCACTCCATAAAACCATAAAAAAGGGTATAAAAACTGTAATAGCGATAAAATAGAGTTCCCAGGGCGGTAGTTGAACTGTTAAACCTGAACTTTTAACCCACCCTCCCCCTATTAAAAGGATGTTCAGAATCAAGTGGGAATCCATTTTCATCGCAGCCGATTTCGTTAATTTTGTTTGATTCTGCTTTCTGTTTCGCACCATCATGATGTAGCTTGCAGAGTGATTGCAGATTATCGGGAGAATAAAATAAGCCGAGGTCGCCCTTATGTGCTTTGATATGGTCAACAACCGTTGCTGGGGTTAATCTCCCCTCTTGCTGGCAATAAACACATAAAGGCTCTTTAGCTAAATGGTCAAGTCGTAATTGCTTCCATGCTTTCTTGTTGTATAGATGGTGCCAAGCATTACGATTATTTCGATTAGTGTTGAGCATTTTCTATTTGCCATTCACGGATTTTATCTAGACGGTTTAAACACACATCACGCTCACGCTTTAGGATGACTGAGTATTGAGTAATGTCGCCGTAAGTGTTGCCGTTAAATCCTGTCTTATCCAAGTGAGCCACATAAGCAGGCGGCAATACAGGGCACCCGGTAGCCTGTAGTTTATTTCCGCAAGAACTCAATAACATTACGAGGACCGGCAGCATTGTAAGGATTACTGCGTTTAACATCTTGCGGGATTGATTTAATAACTTCATCTGATTCGCTCCGTGCTTCTGCTTCCGCTTTTGATAGCTCTAACATGATGCGCTGATTTTCAGCCGCTTCATCTTTTAGCCTTGTTATCTCTTTTTCTTTTTGAGACAACGCTTGCGCCTGCTCTTTGTTGTCGGCTCTTAAGTCAATAATAGTGTTGTACTGGTACCGCAAAACGCCGAGCAGGCACAAAACCGCAACGACACCAACACATATCGCACCAAACTTAATCCGCTTAATTAATTGTTCACCGGGGTTAAACATAAATCACGCTCTCTTATTCTGCGCTTCATGATTGACGGGTGTGGCTTTCCGTTTACGCTGGCATAATTCGTAAATGTGTTACACATACGCATAAAGTCTTTATCTAAAGCCGCTTTGTATAACTGAGTTTTAAGCCGCTTACCCGATTTTTTGTCGTAGTAGTAACGAGCGCCACCGCACCCTAGGTTGTGTACCACAGACCCCAAGGCGTCAATCTGATTTTGATTCATCTCGGCACCGTTAAAGTAAAGCATGATGCAATCACCTGCTTTCTTTAGATCTTTAGCATATTGTTCCGCTATTTCTTCATCGGTGTAGCGCTTATTTTCAAGAATCATTGTTCCACCAGTAACAGCAGCCCCAATACCGTAAGTTAAAACATGAGCCGAACAGCGGTAAGGGTCACGGCGACAACCTTCTTCGTCGCCAATAACTTGCGCACCCTCTTTGCTGATCACAAGGTCATCCGCATAATCAGTGTAAACCTTGCCGACAATAACACTTACCAAACACACCGCGCCGGCTAACGTTTTTTTAACTGTTTTGTTCATTAATCAGCTTCCCACTCTTATCACGAATTCCCGCTCTAATTTCTTCAAGCTCGAGCATACGTTTTTTATATCTTGATTCCCGCCGATAACCGCAAATCGTCACAATAATACCTATCAGAATAGCCCATTCTGATAATGTGAAATATCCAATAAGCCCGGTTAACCAACCAACTGTTAGTGACTCAGTCGGCATATCTTTGAACACTTGCATTTTTGCCATACCCCACCCCGCTTTATTCAGGGCAATAAAAAACCCCAACTGTTACCAGTCAGGGTTTACTTAAATCAAAATCCATTAATTTCATCGGTGTTTCAACACACAGCCG